TGAGCCGTTTTCATAACTTTGTAACGCTATGCTTACCGTTCCACCCATATCCGACTATCGGCCTTTCTACATTCAACTCCAGACGGGGTTGGCCCAAAACATTCTTGACACCTACAAGGTGGTTGTGAGGGCGCACGATTACCCTTCCACGCTGAAAGTAAAGGAGCCGTACAAGAACAATTGGAAAGACCAGCACGGGGACGAGGAATACATCGCCCCAGACGGGCTGAAATACGAAGCGTTCACCTTCAAGCTGGAGTGCGCGATGTTTGCCCAGGCATCCACAACCGACACAGCAATCGCAGACATCCGGGCCGGACTCCGCACTTTTCAGGATGCCTTGTCGAAAGGCTTTATGAGGGTCTACGATGCCTTCACGGGCTGGGGATTCCGTGAGGTTCGCCTCCAGGAGTTCCCCACTCCGCCAGACGATGCCTACGATGTGTGGAACGGGCATACTCGCCTTCTTTTCTCGGTCACACTCAAAGTGAATGACCCGAAGAACCTTATGAAGTATAACGGGGCTACCAATAACATCGTGGAGGTTTAACCTATGGCAAGATTTCCAATCTATCATAAAGGCGCTACTATCGCTACCGCCGCACCTTCATTCACCGGGACTTACCTCAAACCCGGTGTTTTGACATTTAGGGAGATTGCCTCCCCGCACCCGATTCCGTGGCACATCGGTGACTATGTGGACTATCCTCGCACGGGATTGAGGTATTCCCTCTACAAGATTCCGCAAGTCAAGAAACAGGCGAAGCCCGGCTCTCACGGAGCATCCTATCTCTACCAAAGCGTAGAACTCCACGATGCCTCCTATGAGCTTGAAATCTGCCCGTTCCGTGATTTGGTCTACGGGGACAATCAGGTGCATTTCTCCACGCAGTCCTCTATCTCGGTCTTTGACGATGTTGCGGGCATTGCGGAGAGGGTACAGGCTTGCCTTGACGCTTTCCGCCCGGGTGGCTGGGTTGTGCGCCTTGCTACCGCTGCTATGGGAGCCTCTGCCGAACTGCTGGCCCTTATGGCGGAGGAACGCGAGTTCGTGGTGTCTGGCGTAACCCTTCTCGGTGTGCTGGAGAAGGTCTATGAGGTCTGGCCCGAGGTGGGCTGGGTGTTCTCCGTTGAGAACGGTATGAACACTATTACCATTGGCGGCGCTGGCCTCAACGGACTTGGCGATGCCTACGCATATAGCAAGGGCCACGGCCTCACCTCGCTCACCAAGACCGCCGCAGATGAAACGCAGATTGCCAACCGCCTCTATGTGTACGGATCGCAGCGCAATATGCTGGCGAATTGGTACAACCACCAGAACATCTATGGGGCGGAATCCGTAGACATCCAGAACCTGATGCTCCCCGCTGGCCCGGTGTCCGGCGATGCGGTGAAGTTCGTCTATAACGGCGTTATCTATACCTATTCCGGCAAGGTCTATACACACCCGTCAAAGGTGGCGCTCTACGAAGGCTGGGGGCTTACCGATAACCTTCCTGACCCCGCGAAGGCTTACATTGAGGACGCGGCATCCATTCTCGCCCGTGGCCTCCGTGAGAAATCCGTCTACTTTGACGGAAGCGGTGACTTGAAGGAAATCTACCCTACCCTGGAGGGCGTTACTATGGCCGAGGTGCGGGCATCCTCCCCGGAGTATGTGCCGGCGCAGTCTTGGCTGGATTCCGATAGGGTGGACGAGGTTCATTCCTGCACCAATCCTTCGGATAGCGGCTTTGCGTCCGGCACTACGGGCAAAGGTGCGGATGTGGTGGACTATGTGGACTACGATAAGAACGGCCAGATGATAACCGTGGCCGCCAACTCCAAGCACACCCTCCAACTCTGCCAAAAGGACTTCAATGTGGGCCTCGGAAAAGCGGACATCACGATTGATTACCCGTCTATCGGCCTCATAGGTGGTTGCGAGGTGGCGCAGATTGAGTTCGTCATGTCAAAGGTCAGCGGCGATGTGGTGACGCAGTTCTGCGTGAAGCGCGTGAACCTCGTTAACGGCGATGCTGGCTCCCGTTCTACTTGGGAAGGCACAATCAAGAACGATGACTCGCCGAGCTTTGAGAGTGGTGACAAATGCCGCCTGACCTACAACCTTATCCTTGACAACTCGGGCAACTCGTCCTCCGCTACGGGTATGCTCACCAATGTAAGCGGGACTCTCACCTATAAGGCCGCCGCCCACCGCGATAAGACATTCACGATGTACTTGAAGCAGATTGGCTTCAACATCTTGGAGCAGGCTACGCTCGGAGAGGGTATGACGCTGGCGATGCGTTCCGGCGCTTGCGCTGGCCGTGAGTTCAAAATCAAGGATGCAATCTACATTCAGTCCACCGACACCTGGAAACTTGAAGTGATCCGTTCCGAGGACGAATCGCTGGCCCAATGGTTCCCGAACAACACCTACCAAATTGCGGCTGGCGACCACTTTGTCCTTCTGGATATTGCGATGCCCGCGATGTATATCGCAATCGCAGAGAAACGCCTCCTTGCCGCGGCCCAGGAACTCCTTGCCGATACGGCCCGTGAGCAATGGCAGTACACCCCCGACATAGACGCGAAATTCATGGTGGAGAGTGGACGCACCATTCTCCCGGCCCGCAACATCACCCTGGAGGACGACATCGTTCCGAGTGGCGCGGTGTCTATGCTGGTAGATTCCGTCACTATCACCGAGGGCGATTCGGAGATTCCCACCTACAAGGTGACGCTCCGCAACCGCAAGAAGAAGTCCTACTCCGATAAGGCTTCCGTCACCCCGATTTCTTCCCGTTCCGTGGAGGACATCAAGGATGATTCATCGGATAGCAGTTCTTCCTCCGGCAGCGGCTCTGGCGGAACGGGCCACACCCACGCCAACAAGGATGTGCTGGATAAACTCGGCTTGTCGGGCCTTTATTTGACCGTAGACGGCTCCAAAGTGCAAGCCGGGTATGCAGATGACGCTGGCGATGCAGACCACGCTACAAACGCCGATTACGCCACGGATGCGGGCCACGCGGATTCCGCAGACGAGGCCGCCCACGCCACCAACGCTGACGATGCGCTCCACGCGGATAATGCAGACCTCGCAACCCGTGCGCTGACAGCAGATTACGCCCTGGATTCCGATAAGTGGGACGGAGAGCATTTCGGGGACTATCTCAATCAGGGAGTCCGCACGGGCGATCAGCCAAACTTTGCTGGAGTAACCACTCCGAATGTGAAGTCCGCAGACTTTACCCCCGGGCCTCTCGGCTCCGGCTTCCGCCTCTATAAACCCACGGGCGGTAATTCCTCGCTGGAGATTGACGAGATAACCGTCCGCAAGACCATGAAGGTCTTTGAACTGATTATCCAGCAGATTCAGCACCAGGGCGGAATCGTCATATACTCCGCAGCCGCTATGGAGTGTACGAAGGTGATAGAGTTGGAAACGGGCTACAAGTGCTATTTTGATACGAAGGAGGACGAGAACGGAAACGCCCAAGTGCCGAATCTCTTTGCGGTTGGCGACCAGGCCCGTTGCCAGCGGTTCCAGCTTGCCAACACCGTTGCAAAATACTATTGGCGTTTGGTAACGGAGGTGGGCGATGACTATATCGTGTTGAGTAAGACCGACTGCGATACGGGTTCTGGCGTTCCCGCCGCCGGGGATAACATCGTACAACTCGGTAACAGGACGCAGACCTCCCGTATGAACGCCGAGGTCATCACGGTGTCCGATGCCAATTCCCCTCGCACGGATTACTACAAGGGCATCAACTCCTATGACCTCACGGGCAAGCTCATTACCACCGTTGGCGTAAGGAACGGAGAGGTGGGCGTATGGACGAAGAACGGCTCGTTTGAGGGCGTTGTGACTATTTCCGGCGGCTCTGGCCTCCAGAACCTTGACGAGTGGGCCGATGTGTCCGCATCTATTGTGGCCGCACAGACTGCCGCCGACAAGGCCCTTGACCTTCTCTCCGACATCAACGATGATAATATCCTTGACCTCTCGGAGAAAGCGTCTATCCGTACCGAGTGGATCACAATCAACGGCATTGCGTCCACATCCCACGGCTCCACGAAAGGCTCTTATGCCGCAACGAAGGCGATGTTTGAGCAGTACGCCACCCAAATTGGGCAAACGGTGTTTACCAACGGCTCTCTCGCCTACACCTTCAACGGAGTAAAGTACACCTATCGCAATGTTGGTGTGGCAGT